TCTGTACCTATTCTATCTACTAACTTCATACTAACTCTAAATCCACACCCTTTTGGTTTACTGCTTTGACTTTGTACTGATACTGTCCAATCTCAACAATGTACATACTTATGTTGTCTACTTTGTTGTTAGCTCTTGCATATAAGTATTCTTCGAGCTTTCCGTCAACTGACCTTATTCTCAACATCTTGAAAATATTAGCTCCATATATACTAAAAGATACTTCATCTGTTAGTTCTTGTGTTTGAACTTTATATGTTTTAAGAGTTTCAGTAGTTTCTGTGTATGTTCCATTGTCTTGTTTGGTTTTTGTGGTTCTTAGAAGTGTGGCATCTTCTATATATCTCAATAACATTTTCTTAATCCTGCCTTAATTATATCGTTACGTAATTTCGCAATAATATCATCAAAAGACAAGCTCTTGCCACTTTCACTTATTGAGCTTAATCCTTCCCCACCTCTGCACAAATAAATGCCCTTTACAGCTGTTTTAATGTAAGGATATAACTTTTCATCGTCATTACTTCTATTTGATACGTTAGAGGCAATAGAAGTAACTTCATCAATTATGTTTTCTAACACTTCTTGATCATTCTTGTAATTTGCTCCTAAATCTTCAATTATTTTTTCTATGTCCATCTATTGCCTTCCTTTCTTATAATGAAGCTGTACCATTATAGATTATTAAGTCTTCTGTTACAGCTTTTGTTCCTTTATAAGCAAATAAACCAAATGCTGTTGCATCTGATAGTTCTATTTTTGTTGGATTGTATATTGATGTTAATACTGGTTGTGCAACTGCACCTTTAACCATTACTACATAGTTTATTCCGTTTGGTAGGAATACACTTGAATATATATTTACATTGTTAAATGTTCCTTGCTCATAATTTGGAACTACTCCTAAATTATTAGAGTTAGATATTGAATTAATTTTGTTTCTTAATCTTCCATATGTTGCTGGTGATGCAACTATTTCAATTAAGTTTCTTGGTACACCATTTACAAAGTCATTCTTTGTTGTTTCAACTGTTTGAATAGCTTCTTCAATTTCATCTTCAATTGATGGTGTTCCTGTTGGTGTGAATGAAGTACCTGCTGATACTGCTTCTGCAAAGAATTTTGTGTCTAATTCTCTTGCTAATGCATCTTGATGATTTCTTGTTCTTCTTTCAATTAGTCCATTTACTCCGTATGTTCTCAAGTCTTTTTCTTCTACTTCTTCAATGTACTCTGTGTCATCGTTAATTGCTATTACAACAGGTTTTGCTTTGATATATTGTGCATGTTCTGCACTTCTTGCTGTTCCATAAGGATTTCCACTTATATTTACAAATCTTTTTGCTTCAACTGTTCCACTTGTAGGATCTCCTGATAAATCTGTATTTTTTAATTGAGATGCAAGTGTAATGTGTTGTAAGTTTTCGATAACTTTTCCATATTCTTCAGCTAATTTTTCAGCTGATGATCCATTTTGTAATTTAATACTTAATGCGTCTTGTCTTGCCATTTTAAATTCCCCCTTTTAAAACATTAATGGGATTTCTGGTGCTTGGCTTACATCAGTTCCCGTTTTTGTAATTGGAGTATCTTCTTTTAATTTGTCATTAACTGCTTTTTCAACTGCTTTATTAAATACAGCTGTCATGTTATCGATATTCTCGCTTAACTTTTCAGCTGTTACAGTCTTGAAGTCAATTAAATCTAATAGTGATACTTCCAATCCTTTTTCACTTGCCATGCCTATAGCTTGTTCTTTTAGTTTGTAAGCATTTAGTTCTGCAAGTGCCTTTTCTTTTTCTTTCTTTTCTTTTTGAGCTTCATATTCTAATTTCTGCTCTTTGTTCATCTTTGCTAATTTCTCAGCTTCTGACTTCTCGGCATCATTTATTTCCTGCCATTTAGTTTTTGCTGTTTCAATAGCCTTTTGAACCCTCCTGTCAAATTCTGCTTGATTTCCTTCTCCTTTTAAAAAGTCATCAAATGTTGTTGGTTTTTTTTCTGTTCCCACTGGTTCATTTTCTGCCCCAGCATTAACATCTTTGTTTGGTTCTTCGCCCATATTTTTTCTCCTTTTGCCCCAGCCATTGCCTAAGCCCCAGCCATTGCGTTTTATTTTGTTTGTTCAGCCTAACTACAAGAAAAACGGCATAAAAATAAGAGCTACGTCTAGCTCTTGATTTATAATTATAAAAAGTTAATTACGTATGTATTGAATTGTTGACCTGCACCAATGAAAGAAATGAGATATTGGCGGTAGATTTAATCCAACCACCAATCCTTTACATCTTATTTTTTCCATTCGTATGTCTTTAGAGTTTTCTCCATAATATCTAGTAAATTCGTTTTCTTTATCTATATAAAACTCTTGATTATTTAAACTGTGACACATATCTGTTTCTTTTCCATCTATTATAGCTATAAACTTTACCTTTGCATCATTATCAACCTTCTTTATGCCTTCTAGCTTTGCTTGGTTGTTTATGCCTATCATTTCGATGTCCATTGCTCCACTTATTTTATCGCCATTTATGCACAAACGTGTATCTTGTTGTTTTTTTATTATGTCTTGATATACTTTATCGTATATATCTAAACTCTTACCTTGTTGTATATTTATTATGGTTTGTCTGTACATCTGTCCTGCATTATATACTGTTATGCTTTCTATGTAATCCTTCCATATATATCCTAATGCGTTTGGTATTGTTAAGAAGTTCATAAATATAACCTCAGGAATAAAAGTACTATGGAATTTTCTTTTATAGGAAGGTAAAGTGGAATTAACCTCTTCTATCCCTGAGGAATAATAATAACTTGCATCTTCTTTCATTATGCTTAATTCATGTTCTGATACTTTGTTTTGTTCTTCTATATAAGCACTATATATCAATAGTTCTAATATCTCGCTGTTCTTTACTCTTGTTCTATTACGTATATTTCTGGCTTGTGTTCCAAATTGACCTTTCAATAAGTCCTCGTCTTCCCATTCATCTATATAATTGTCTATTGCCTTTTTACGTTTTCTGTCTGCTATATTATATAATTCATCAAAATCAATTTGAAAACTATTGAATATCTCTTGTAATCTGTTCTGTGTCTGTTTGCTTATCCTGTTGTAAATCTTTTTCAGTTCTTTCAGTTTCTTGTCGTGATAATCCCATGTCATTTACTCCACCTGCCTTTTGCATATTTTCCATATTCTTTTCTATATTTTCACGGTTTTGTAAATCCATTTCTGTTAATTCACTTTCCGCGTCTAAGTCAAAAGGCAAATGATCTATTATGGTTTTATCACTCAATAATCCTCTTAATTTTAGCCAATTGTCTAGTATTTCTTTATTGTTTTGTGGCAAGTTTCTAACTAATATAATGTCTATATCTCTAAAGTCATAGTCTGTATTCTTTTTAACATTTACTCTATTAGTTATCATTTCCCACATTCTTAATAATTCCTTCTTAAATAACTTATCTGTTTGCTGTAATGCTTGGTCAAGTGGAAAAAACTTCTTTTCTAGTGCTGATGCATTATCTGCATTTGTAAATCCTTGGTCTGTTACATTTGGTACTCCGCTTATCATTAATGCTAAATCTAAACAGGTCTTTTTGTGGTTTTCAGAAGCGGTATCATTTATGTCCTTTATTACCCATCCTATATCTCCTGTATTATCAGGTGTATAAAATACCTTTGCATTTAATATCGCATTGTCTTCTGCCACCCTTGCAGGATTTTGCATCATTACTGGTTCGCCATTATCATCTAGCTCTATGTTACCATCTTTGTCCTTAACTTCTATTAATGGCTTATTATCTGGTGTAAATCCTGTTATTTTTAGTTTTGCATCGTCGTTGTATTGAAATGTATTTGCATTGTTTTCTATTACTTGCTCATACTTGTCTATTAATGTAAGTACATTCTCATAAAATGCCATTCCATCTGGATTTTCTACTGCAAAGAAAGGTACGTCATTCCATAATACTGGTTTAGTTTCTACCTCTTTAAACTCATATTCATCATTTTCTGTTAAAGTTTCTTTTTCTTTTCCATCTATAAAATGTTTTCTATATTTTTCTGTAATAAGCTCTAAGTGTACTTGTAATCCCTTACCTGTATTTTCTGTCCAGTATCTTAATAATCCGATTTTCTGACTTGGTGTGTCATAATTCCATATTGCTATATTACTCAAACTTGAAGTATGTGCATATACTATCTCATTATCTTTATTTTCGTATATAAGCCCATAACAAGCTCCTGTATTTATATAATCCTTTACGCAGTCATAAAAAAAGCTCTCATTGTCATTATACTTTGTAATATAATCAATGATAGCTTGAAATTCATCTGTGTTATTCTTTTCTCCAAATATCTTACCAAATATCTTCTTTATTATACCTTTTTGTGTTTCATTTAATTTTGTTACTTTATACTGTGGCTCTTTACCTCCAAAATATCCTGATGCTATTGTACTTATGTAATATTCTAATGCTACTATTACATCTTGTGTGTCATAAGTTCTTGTATATCTGTCATACATTTGCTTTCTGTGTCTTAATATTGGAAGTGCATCAGCCCATATTACATCAATATTACTTTTAATATTTTGTTCATCTAAAAAGCTATCTTGATATTGTAGTTCCATTTTATCCTCCTATAAAACTTTATTGTATCCAAAACTTATTGTATTTGGCTTTGGATGTTCGTAAACTCCTGTTAAACAGTCTTCTGCATCATCATGTTCATTTTTGCCATCTCTTATATAATGTTTTAAGTGTTTTGCAAATTCTGACCATTTGTCTTCCCAATTTAATGGAAAGTATATATTATTCATTACTGCTGTCGAATTACTTAATATTCTTGCTACTTTGTTTTCACTTTGATGAAACCAGTTAACTTTTGTATGTGTGTTTTTTAAATCTCTTAATTCTCTTTGTACATTTCTTGCAAACCCTCTACCACCATTGTTGCTTTCAATATTTGCATATCCTACGTGGTCTTTTGTTAGCATTTGTGCAACCGCAGGTTCTGTCTTTTCCATTGGTTCTTGTGTATATATAACGTCTAATATATAATAAGAATCATTATACATTAAATAATCTATTGAACACAAATAATCGCTACCTTCATCTGCTGTATCTGTATAATTCATTATGTAATGTGCAGGAGGTAGTTTCTCGTATGTTTTAAACTCACTATATAATCTATTTTTTATATCTATTGGCTCTTGTTGATAGTTAGCATATACTATGTCTTTGTTCATGTTCTTTGTTTTTAATTCAAAGTCTTTTTTGTTTAGTATCTCATCACATAACATTGTGCCATCTTCTTGTAATGCCTTATAATTTATATGTCTGACATTCTCATAATTTTCTAATATGTACCCTGCTAAATCATTACTTGCCCATCTAGTCATTATTGCTATTAACTTGAATCCTGTTTCTGTTCTTGATAGCATTGTATTATTAAACCAGTCTATGTGTTTCTGTAGCACCGCTTCGTTATATGCCTCTTGACTATTCTTTATTAAGTCATCTATTATCATTATCGTACATCCAAAACCTGTTGCGGTACCCGTTGGTGATGTTGCTAAATAATTTGCCTGTGTACTTCCTTCTAATGCCCACTTTTTTGCACTTGCTTCACCATACTTTATTTTAGTGTTTGGGAATATATCATTATATACTATTACCCCTTCTGTTCTTTCACTTGCTATTGTATCTCTTACTGTTTTTGCAAATGTTCCAGACAAGTCTTCGTTATATGATCCAGTCATTACTTTTGCATTATTGTCTTTCCCAAAAATCCACTCTACTAACTTCCCAGACGTTCTTGACTTTCCATGCCTAGGCGGTAAATTTATTACCATTATCTGTTCATTACTTTCATAAAACTCCTGTAACTGATGGCACATATCTTTTAAAAATAATCTATTTTCTTTATAAAAGTCTGGTGCTGTTAATTTACAATACTCAAAAAAATCACGCCTAGCTAACTCTAGACGTGCCTGCTTTATCAATTCTGCTTTTATATTATTTTCCATTAGCAATCTTCCTTAATTCTTCTAAGCTCATTCCTGCAAATGGATTATTTAACTCTCCTGTTACATTTATATTTTCTTTTACTTTTTCCCCTATTGTATCACGTATTACCTCATATGCTTTTGTATCACCTTTTTCTGCTTTTTTTAACAATGCCACACTTATTTTATTCTGCGTATCATCTTGTGACAATAATAATAACAGCTCTTCTCTTAATGTTTTTCTTTCTGCTCTTTTCTTTACACTTGCTTTTCCACCTAATGAACCTATTCTCTGTGCTTCTTCTCTAGTTAGTCCCCTATTCTTTCCCATCATTGTTAAGTTCTGTTCATTTGCCATTATTATCACCCTCTTTTTTATGTTTACTATAAATAATAAAGATATAGTTTTATCTATACCTTTATTATCTTGTTTTATTTATTGCTTTCCTTAAAGCTAATTCATTCCTTTTTACTTTTTCATCTATTTGTGTGTTTGTGTATGGAATATCAAATGCTTTTAACATTTTTGCATATACTAATCTGTTTGGTGAGTATTTTGGATTATCCCAAATCATATTGTCATCAAAATTATATGCTAAATTAATTGCTCCTGCTATTGCTGTACTTCTTGATTGTCCTGCATCACATAACACATATAATGTTT